TATTTTTACAATATTTGCAACTATAAATATTCTTCTCTGTATTTACATTTGCATGCATACCACATTTTTTGCAAATAAACACCCTATAATTATCTGACACATGAAGCATCCTCTCTGATAGAAAGTTAGAAGTCCCGTGTGCAATAAAGCAATCCCTTTCCATTTCTCCTAATCGCAACCCACCAGACCTTGCGCGTCCTTCACTCGGTTGTCTTGTGAGCATAACAATAGGACCATTAGAACCACGTGAATTTCCAGTCCATACAGATTTACCATTGCGTCTTACCATAAATATTCCACTCGATACACTGATACAATATACAGCTCCATTGTAATTATAAACCACCTCCTTGCGATGCTTCTCTTTGCTTACATTATTAATATTAACATAGGGATTATTCTTCTTTTTAATTATGGTAATTTTCCAGATATTTTCTTTGTAAATACTTTTAACACCACTCCAACCCGCATGAATACATAGCCTCATCATATCATCTGCCAAGCTTTCATATTTAGTGCAGAACATATTGTCATATTTATAATTACCTAATACCATATTAGTTTTTATCATAGACTTCATAAGTATTTTCACTTGCTTGCTACTCAACTTCCATACCCATTCAGGCATACACAATGTATCCGCATAGATATTATTACAAAGATACGCAGTAATATATTGAACCACATTAATATTATGATTGCCAAACTGATATAGAACCTTGTTATCGCAATCGCTCGCAATCCATTTGCCAAAGAATAATAGCCATGCCTCCATATTAATTTCACTATTGCAAATAGGAATAATAAACTGATAGTCAGGAGCATCCCATAAGCAATCCTTTTTATATCTTACGCATTTACCTACAATATTATTTGCTTTTTCTAATACGAAATTATTATATTTATTATGCTTGATATACATCTTGTGTTCTCCTGTTACATTTAAATCAATCAGCGAATTGCTGATATTATACATAACCCCAGAATATTCAGGATATTTATGAACTTCCATCGGATTTTCATAGACAAGCTTATCATCTTTGAGAATTGCAACATTATCTTCCACAGTAATATCATTAATAAACTTCCAACCATCCCCCGTCAATACTTCGTGGTCTGCAGTAAGACAATGAACCTTGTCTGAAACCATGTGTTTCAATCTTTGATAATATGTTGGGCCAATAAATATATCCGTGTGTATTTGCTCACCAGTTCGTCCATTGTATAATATTTCGTTTCCATATTTCTCCATTCCGGACATTTCAAGAACTTTGGTAATTCCTTCAACAGAACAATCAGTATATGGTGTCGAATCACCAAATGCCCCAATATGACAGCAAGCTTTTCCCATAATAGATTCCATTAATTGTGCAATAGTCATACGAGAAGGGATTGCATGCGGGTTCATAATAATATCAGGAACAATTCCATCCTTTGTAAAAGGCATGTCTTGGTGCCTATATATCATTCCTATAGTTCCCTTTTGCGCACTGCAACTTGCGCATTTATCTCCAATCTCCGGCTTCCTATTTTTACGAATGCGAACCTTGCAAAACTTATAACCTTCGCTATTAATACCGTTATAGTTCATATCAATATATCCATCGTCATTTGCTTTCATTGTTAAGCTACTATCTTGGTATGTAATAACACCATTTGCTTTCTTTGGCATAACTTTCCCTACAATTACATCATTCCCATTTACATATGTATTTTTAGATACAAACCCATCATCGTTTAATTTTTCATATGAATAAGGTTTTTGAGAAGAAATATTCGTAGGATTTGTAAATAGTTCTTCTTCGCCAGTACTATGATTTTTATTACATACATCTCGCATCGCTTTGTAATATGTGCTTGTAAATAGTCCTCTGTCAAGCGCCGACTGATTAACCATAATACTATCTTCCTGATTAAATCCAGTATGTGTCATAATCGCAACAATTGCATTTACACCAGAAGGTAATTTATGAGCCATCGTATATTTGGATAGTTTAGTATATACAAGTGATTTTTGCGGATAATTCAAAATATTTCCCATAGTATCAATACGTTTATTGAAATTACTCATATATACACCCAATGCCTGCTTTCCCATTGCGCATTGATAGCAGTTTCTCGGTGATTGATTATGGTCGCTGAATGGAATATTAACACCAAGAATTCCATTCATTAAACTGGGGTGAATTTCGCAATGCGTATAGAAAGGTGGTAATGCAGTCCCTTTAATACCCTCTTCCAAATCGACTGGAAATGTCGCAATCATTGCAAAATTTATTTCATCACAATCCATATATTCAATAAAACCTTCTTCGTCTAAATAACTATCTGGGTCATCTTGGTTAGTGGATACTTCGTTAGGAACTATAAAATAATCAAAATGTTTATTAGTAATATATTCTTTCCAACTTATATTTTTCCTTTTTAATATCCTTTCAATCCTTAATACTCGCTTATTTGTTACAGGGTCAATATCCACAATATAGAGAGGTCTATACATTCTACCTGCTTCCGTGCTAATAATTATGCAAGACTTCTGAATATTCCACACAATGGAAGTCATCGGATATATTATACCACTACGTTTATAATGCTTCAGTGTTGAATATAATTTATCCGGATTTGTGTAATATCCTACAATATCCCCATTTACCATAATATATACATTGTCTTCACTACCCATATTCTTCAAATATTCTATTGGCGATTTATCTGGCGTTTCCATGTTATACGTGTCGTCATATATAACAACACCAAGATTTACCAAAATACGACGAATATGTATGCTATTCATTGCAATCGAAATATTGGTACTTAACGCCATATTTTTAACTAAACCAACAGAACTACCTTCTGGCGTTTCAGCAGGACATATCATACCAATCTGCGAATTATCTAACTTACGTGGCTGTACAAGCTTGCCATTTTTCTCCATTGCAGTATTAATACGTCTTAAATGCGATAATGTGCTTGCATAAGACATACGATTAAGAACTTGAGATACACCTTGCTTAATATTTTGAAATGTGCCAATACTTTTAATACCCCAGTTTCCAGTAGAAAGCGAATATCTAATCCATGAATCCAATAAAGATTGCTTGAAAAATCGATGAATACTAATATCAGAAATGATATTTGATATAGGGATATTCGCATTACCACGCCATAAATTAAGCTCTTTTTCAATTGCAATCTTGAGTTCTTTGGTCATTTTGCCATAACATTGTCTGAACAAATTACTCATTAATACACCTGGAGTATCTACACGCTTATTAATGTATGAGTCGCGATTATCATACGTATCATATCCCAAATATATGCGTATCATTTTGCGAATAATATAACCAACATACAAAGCTTTCCTTCTATATGATTTGCCTACATGAGGAAGAAAATCATTTAGAAGATTATTGTGAAGCTGTGCTTTATTTGTTTCATGGTCGTTGTTTTTATTAACTCCAATCATAATCTTAATAAGTGTATTCTCTGCTTGCTCTTGTGTGTTAATATCGCATGCATCTTCGCAACACGCCATTAATTCATTAATGATACGTTGGTTTTTCTCATTATCAGTATCATATATAATATGGTTAATAATCTCTTTATCACTAATAATACCAAGAGCGCGAAATATTACGAAAATAGGAACTTCAGAGCGAATGAATGAAGTGTTAATGCGAATAATACGACCCATGTGATTTAATTTGCCACTCATATTTAAACACGTGGTTTTCGGAGGAAGATAGGTAGAATCGCACATAGAACGAATTTCAGCATATAGACCTTCAGCGTTATTATTGGGATGAAAAACGAGAACCTTGTTTTCGTTAATTCGGTCTTGAGAAATTAACACCTTCTCATTTCCATTAACGATAAAATATCCTCCGAAATCATATATGCATTCATTTTTGTTCTCTTCACAAATTCCTTGCATCTGACTTAAAACACATAATTTAGAACGAACCATTATGGGAATTTTTCCAATATATACGCCATTCACAGTTTTATCGAACTTCTCTGTCATTCCACTTTTGTTTGTAATTTCTGTAGAAATATGAACATTAACATAGATACCACTTGAATATGTCATATTATTCATACGGGCAATATAAGGGGTCATAATATTCTGGGTTCCATCTGGAAGTTGATAATTTGGCTTTACAATGCTGGGTTGAAGGATGTTGATGGAAATATTATAAGTGTTGTCTGGCAATTCTGCTTTCTGATTAGTTATTTTGACTTTGATAGGATTAAATCCTCCAATAATTTGCCCTAATGTATTATCAATGAATTTATTATAACTATCGATTTGATGCTTTACAAGAGGATTAGAAGATTCGGGTGAGCCACCCTTTTGAAAATAAATGTCAAGAATATCCCAGCAAAGGTTAGAAAACATTATTATTTGTATTTAATTAATAAATAACTCTTAAATATCAATTTTTATTTTTAATTAATATTATTTTGAAAAAAAATGATTATATAATATATATAATCATGACTGCAAAGATGCCTAAAATTATTGCCTTGTGTGGTGCAAAGAGATGTGGCAAAGATGTTTTGGCTGAACATCTAGTTAAAAAATATAATTATGAGAGAGTTGCTTTTGCAGACCCTTTGAAGCTTGCAGTTAAAAGCCTGTTTAATTTTGACGATGACCAAGTAGGTATTGGGAAAGATAATGGAGAAGGTAAGAAGGATATTGTTGATGAAAATTGGGGAATTACACCAAGGTCTGCATTACAATTCTTTGGGACAGAAATAATGCAAGAAAAAATCCAGGAAATATTGCCAAATATAAATAAAAACTTCTTTGCAAATACTTTGAAAAATAATATAATAAATAAAATGAATACAAATGAAGGACAGAGCTTTGTTATAAGCGACCTTCGATTTATGCATGAATACAAAGCGCTATTTAGTATTCCTAAAATAAGAAAGGAGGATATAGTGGTTATTAGGGTGATTAGACCTTGCAACCTTTCTGTTGCAGACCCTCATATATCCGAAATAGAATATATGAAAATTCCTTACGATGTCCTTCTAATGAATGATGACACAATAGAAAATTATATTAATAAGTTTGAAAAGATTATTCATCTATAATCTATAATCTATAATCTATAATCTATAATCTATAAATTCGGGCTTTCTATGATATTGCTTAATACAATTTTCAACAGATGTTTTAATATCAGGAATATCAGGATACAGCGAGTATAACTTATCAGTCGATAATTGTATATTTGAGCGCTTTGATAATAATATTGCGTTTTGTTCTTCAACACTAAAGTTTTCCCATGTGAACCCTTTGTCTATATTTTTTTTATACATTTCTAAAATCTCATTGTGCGTAATAAGACCTTTATTGACTAAATTAAATGTCCCTGTTGTTTTTTTAATAATCATATCCATAATCACTGGAAACATATCTTCTAAAACCGTCATTGAGTTAGGCATCGAACATATTTTGTTATATTTTAATATTTTGCTAATAAAGTTTCTATCATGCTGAAAATTAACAATAGGCATACGAATACGAAGGTTAAGTGTATTTTTTGAATACATATGCTGAAGCCTGTCAGTAAATCCTTTTACGATAGAGTAAGATGACCCAAAAAAGTTGGGTTTTGCATCATCGTCAATATATGTATTTGTTGGGTCTTCAGAACTAAAAATGCAACCTGTCCCCAAATATGTATAATGAATATTATATCTTTCACAAAGGATTGAAAGAACAAGAGGCGAATACAAATTATCTCTAATATTATCATTTAATTTTCCTGGCAATTCAAGATAATCAATCGTATTATATTCACCACCATGTGTTCTCCCAATAAATGATATAATATGTGTTGGAGAATATAATTTTATTTCAGCTTCAACGGCCTCCTCGTCATCCGCTCGAACGTCAGTGCCAATATAGGTTATTCCATTATTATTTAAATAATCCCCAAATTGCTTACCTATCCACCCTCTGCATCCAAAGAAAAGAATTTTCATGTTTGTATATTTAAATAATTAAATTGATATACTTTTATATGGTATTATAGTAGAAAGCACAAGAGGTTCTCGTATTTTGTTAAAATGAATATATTAATTATCAATATGTTCAAAGACCAGAGAATATATAAAAGAAATAAAAAGAAATTTATTTATGGATTGCAAGGCAACAAAATAATATTTAAAAAATGGAATGATGTTCAAGGTATTAAGAATACTTTGATTGCAAATAAAATATCAGGGATTATAATATCAGGTTCTGATTATTTTGTAAATGAAAAAGGGCATTCAATAATAGACGATTGTATCTTGAAATCTAAAATACCCATATTGGCAATATGTTATGGGTTTCAATATTTAGTAAATAAATACGGAAAAGCTTCGTATGTTCAATCTTTTACGAATGGATATAGGAAGTATTCCTGTAATTTTCAAATTAAACGACCATTCTATATTCCTAAAAGTAAATACTATTTTAAGCATGCTGATTATATAGTTAATGTTCCAAAAAACTTCAAAGTTATAAAAAGGATTGGTGATAAAATAATTGTTGCATATAATTCTAAAAGAAATATTTTTGCAGTTCAATTTCATCCAGAAACATATAAAAAATCAGGGAGAGCATTTTTTAAAACGTGGATTGATAAGTGCGTATTATATCAATAAAAGATAAATTATGTAAGTTTATTATATTTAATGGTATGTTATTCTTTATCATAATCTTAATATATATATTAGGTATATTAGGTATATTAGGTATATTTAGTAGTTTTCATTAGATAATATATATATATATAGGATGTTGTAAAAAAACATACACATATATTAGATAAGTATATAATGGATGGCCGCGTGTTTTTGGCAAGATTATTTTCGGAGGAAAATAAACACCCAAACTTTATGACAACTTTAACGATGCCTTACAAAATAACGAAGGGTTTAGTGAAGGGTGTTTTATACAAATTACCGAAGGGTGTTTTTTACGATGGACCGAAGATGGGGTATACAATCGCTAGAAATACTGGAAAAAAAATGAATAAAGCTTGGAAAGAAAGACAAGAAAGACTTGGAGAAACAGCAAAAAAAAAGGAGGTAGAACCGCATCGAGGTCGATTTTCTAGTATAAAAGAACAGTCATCAGAACAACAATATGATGCTTTAGATCATCCACCAGTTTCAAACAATAAAACTAGAAGAGAAAGTAGACAATTATCTAGTATAAAAGAACAGTCATCAGAACAACAATATGATGCTTTAGATCATCCACCAGTTTCAAACAATAAAACTAGAAGAGAAAGTAGACAATTATCTAGTATAAAAGAACAGTCATCAGAACAACAATATGATGCTTTAGATCATCCACCAGTTTCAAACAATAAAACTAGAAGAGAAAGTAGACGATTATCTAGTACAAAAGAACAGTCATCAAAACAACAACAATATGATGCTTTAGATCATCCACCAGTTTCAAACAATAAAACTAGAAGAGAAAGTAGACGATTATCTAGAACTACAAGAAAAAATGAACGAGATAATAATGAAGTATCAGTTACATTAGGTGGTATACACAAAATAAAGGTTAAGAAACCTGTTAAGAAACCTGTTAAGAAACCTCTTAAAAAACCTCTTAAAAAACCTGTTAAAAAACCTGTTAAAAAACCTGTTAAAAAACCTCTTAAAAAACCTGTTAAGAAACCTGTTAAGAAACCTGTTAAGAAATCAACCTAAAAGATAAATTATGTAAGTTTATTATATATAAACACATATTTGTATTTTCGATTTTCTTAATGCATATTTACACTATATATTTATTTTTTCCTAATGGCTTATGTTATTGTATAATTATTTAATTATATTATTAAATGTATGTAGATATATCATGCAAACTAAACATTTGAATACTATGTATTTTGTTATATTTATCTTGTAATTATATTAGAAAGATAATATATATATATGTCTGGAGATCCTTTAAGAGGTCCTGGTGGTCCTTATTATAATAGGGAATACTCGGGACAGCCCTCTCGTAAATTAACATTAGAAGAACAATTAAAAGCGGCAAAAGAAGATGTTAATGTTCATGCACAATATACTATAGATGCACAAAATTACATGGCAAGGATAAAAGACGAAAACCCCATACTCAAAACTAATAAAAACTATTTTGAAAATTTCCTTCCTGAAGAAAAACAAAGGCATTTAAATAAACTCACTTATGAAGAAAAAAGAAACTATATTGAAGCAGAAAAACTCTATCTTGAAGCAAATAGAAGAATAAAAAATTCAAACATAAACCACCAAATAAAAAAAGAAAAATATGAAAGGTTAATGGAAAAAACAAAACCAGGTATATTTTCTTCATTATTTACACTTTCTAAATCTAAAAATAAAATAAATCAAAAACCGACAAATCAATTTAGCACAAGAAGCGGACAACCTGGAACAGATGGTGCAGTTAATGTAGGTGGTGCAAACAAAATAAAGGTTAAGAAACCTCTTGCAAAACCTCTTAAGAAACCTGTTAAGAAACCTGTTAAGAAACCTGTTAAGAAACCTGTTAAGAAACCTGTTAAGAAACCTGTTAAGAAACCTGTTAAGAAACCTGTTAAGAAACCTAACATGAAGAAGGTCGCAACTACACGTGTGCTTAAATTGAAAACAATTAAATTATTTTAACATACATATATACAAATACAAACTAATTATTTTTTAAGATTTTAGGTATTATATAGATACTTAAAATGTGTATTAAAAATCTGCTAATATCACTAATGATTTGCTTTTTATAATATTAAATACATAATCTATCTAACGCGCGTATTTATAAACGTTTAAATAGTATTAATATTATATAAACAATTGATATTCAATTAAATATATAATATGACAACATTAAATCTTAATAATATAAATGACGATTTGATTGAATTAAACAGAGACACCTTTAATAACAAGCAAATGAACTTTAACATACCCAGCAAGCAGCAAAGAGTAAATCAAAATAATTTTATGAATGATGATATATTATTTAACAAAAATAAAATAAGTAATGATGTTATATCTATGTCTTCGAGGTCTTCTTCCCGTTCTTCTTCTCGTGCAAGCTCTGTTAATGGTGATTATGACAAAAATGCTTATATGAAAAATATGAATAATATTTATAAAAATAAAAATGTTTCTAAAAAATCAAAATATGACGAAGAAAGCGATAATGCAAGCAGTATGTCAAGTAATAATCGCGACAATAAACGGGCAGGTGGAATAAATAATTCAAATAATTCAAAATATGCAAAGCAAAGTAAATATGACGATGATGACGAAGATGAAGACGACGATGATGAAGAAGATGACGATGATGAAGAAGATGACGGCGAAGACGATGACGGAGAATACGAAGATGACGAAGGCGACGAAGATGATAATGAATATAGTAAAAAGAGGGATAAAAACAGACATTTGTCTGCAAAGGAAATTATTATGAATGAATTGAATGAGAAAAGAGAAATAATTTATCAATTAGACAGGTTGGAATCGAAAGGTTTCAAAATACCTTTTAAGTTTAATATGAATTCCGAGATTGAAGAAATGAGAACAGAATATAATCGCTTAATTCGCGAGAAGGAGCTTGACGGAAGCATAAGATTTCAGCAAAAGATGTTGATGGCATTTATTTCGGGAACTGAATATATGAATAGCAGGTATGATCCTTTCACAATAAAATTAGATGGGTGGTCAGAGCAGGTTAATGAAAATATTAATGATTATGATGATATATTCGAAGAATTACATTACAAATACAAGGCAACCGGCAAAAAGATGGCACCAGAATTAAGATTATTTATATCGTTGTCTGGAAGTGCATTTATGTTTCATCTTACAAGCAGAATGTTTAAAGAACAGCCTATGCCAAATGTAGAGAATGTATTAAAATCAGACCCTGAATTAATGAAGCAATTCCAGCAAGCAGCTGCAAAACAATATATGATGGGAAATAATTACCAGCCTTCTCCAGTAGCACAAAATATACCTTTAAATAATAATAATTATAATGGGATGAGTAATAATAATAATAATGGAGGCGACAGCAGTATGGGATTATTTAATATGGTAAGCAGTTTGTTTAACACATTAAATCCAACTATGCCAACAATGTCAAATATGCAAAATATGCCTGCATCACCACCAATGTCTCAACAATCTACTAATAACAATTACAGAAATTCTCCTAATATTACTGAATTAAGAAATAAACCATCTGTTGATATTGAGAATATTATTAATAATGTTCATAATAATATATCAATCGATAATAATGATAATAATATAGAGACATTATCTGTAAGCGACGAAGAAATAACTTCGATTATTGAAGATACTGCTGACATCAAAATATTAAGAGGTGTAGGTAGACCACGTAAAAATACGCGAACGTTAAATATATAAATATATCTAATTAGTATATATTATATAAATAACATGTTTGCATATTTCGCGAAAATAAATGATAAGGATATTATTGATTATACGCATAAAATGATTAGCCTTTATGTAAATGAAGATGATAGTAGAGATGAAGATGGAAACGAATACCTATTTAATACTCAAACTATTGCAAATTGGGCAAAAGAATATAATGTCAAAATAATGCATCCTAACGAAATTATAGTTAGTGAAGATGTTCCTCCGATATTCTCTTATAATTAAAAGGTTTTATTTTGCCTTACGAGGTTTAGGAGCCTTACGAGGTTTATGAGCCTTACGAGGTTTAGGAGCCTTACGAGGTTTAGGAGCCTTACGAGGTTTAGGAGCCTTACGAGGTTTATTTTTCTTACCACCTGATACTGTTGTTGGTAATAAAATCAGAATTTCTTGTGGTATATCTTTTGTTCTTGATGTAATTGATTTTTTACCACCCTCAATATTAGGATATGTGCGATGTTTTTTTTCATGTTCAAGAAAAACTTTAACAGTCTCTTTAAATACATTAAAAACTTCTGTAGATTTAGTATTATAATCCTTGTATAATTTTTGTAATTGTTTTATTTTAATAACAAAATCATCCGGACAACCAAACATCCAGCATAGCCTCATAACAAAATCTACACGCGATGATATTTTGTCAAAAAACTCTTTTAATGAACAATACGTTATTGAAATACCATAACCGCAAAGTCTTATACTATAAGATGTTGGTTTCCCTTGTTTGCTATTTTCTGTAAATAAAAGTTGCTTTTTAAGCTCTTTTGTATACATTGGATCATATAAATTATCTGCTAAAGCCTTTAATATTGTATTTAAGCTTTGAATATTTGGTTCATCAGCACTTTGTTGATGTTGTTGCACCGGAGTATGTTCTGCTTCCGCTTGTTGTTCTATTATTTCTATTGTCTGTTCTGTATATCCTAATGAATTATGTAATTCTATTGATAGATTCTTAAATAAATTATCAAATATTTTAATTATACCATTATCTGGTGAAGTTACACCTAAAATGGATGTGTCTTGAATATTTACATCTGTTTCATTTACATTTATCATATTGATCATTTCATTTTCTAAATTATCTAATTTTGTTTTTTCAACTTCGACTATTTTATTTAATAGTTTTGATTTTTTATTTATTTTGATACTAATATAATCTTTAACACCTTTAATAGATTCTTTAATTGCAATAATTGCTTTTGCTGCTCTTGCCGCTCTTTCTGCTCTTGCAGCACTTTCTTCTCTTTCTTTTTTTGAAGTAATATCTTTTTCTAATTGCGGAGTTTTGGTAGGAATGTTTCGAGGTTTCCTATGTTGATTATCATGATAAGATAATGGTCTATTATCTAGAGGACGCTCATTTCCTCTCCTCGAATACATTGTATCTATATAAAATATAGATATTTTTTGAAATTCATAAATAGGAAATAATTTTTATATAAAAAATGATGCATTATATTATAAATATAATAACAATGTTTCAAGTTTTAAAGCTTGTTTTTTCAAAACTAAAGGAGGTTATACAATCTAAAAATAGGAAAAAAATAGATAAAAAGGTTTTTCGAAAAGATGAAATTATTTTTCGTGATAGATTTGATATAAAAATGCAGAAACTATTTACACATTACCACTACCCAACTGAAAACATATACGTAATAAAAAAATATAAAAACATATAAATATATTACACTATTTACATTACTTTACACATCCGATTGCGTTTCTATACGCTGTATATTTTGCATTCCTTGCTTTCTACTTTTTCCCATTTATTACCTTCCCATCCTTCAATCATCTCGTGTTTATAATCGGTAATGAGCTCGCTACACACATACATAAGGAATTCCCTATTATCAATACGATTAAGGTTGGTAGTGTATGAAATCTCCTTGTCTTTGCAATAGGTTTTAATGTATTTCAAGAAGTGCTCTTTATTAATGCTCCTGATTAACTTGTAGACTACTGTGTCATTCGGCAGTTCAGATTCGCAAACCATAATTCGGTTTGTGATATTATATCCCATATTATAAACGTCATCAAAATTTTCAAGGTCAATCTTGCGAATTCCCTGGAACTTCTCCAAGCTTGAAAGATAATTACGCAGGATACGCATAGTATAATAATAAATATCACAATCTCCATAAATCTTTTCATGGGCAACTACATTGTTCTTGTAGTTATAAGGATACTGAAACATCTTGTTGCTTTGCTGTTGCTGTTGCGCGGTTAGACTTGTCTGAACTGTTTTCAATTTGCTGATTTGTTCTGATTTGTGTCGCTGTTCTTCTTGTGTTTGCTTTGGTAAATTAATAAAGCAACTTTAATCAATTTTTTTATTTTTTTAAGTTAAATAGAACAAATTTAATATAAAAATTGATTTTGTATATTGTTATTACCATCATATAGATATGAATATTGCAAAATCTTTTACTAAATTATTTTCTTATTATGTTGCAGACCAGCCAGTAATACCTGCAGATATTGAAGATATTGTGGAAGTCCATAAAGATAAAGAATACAAAGAAAGTAGTATATTTAATGGATTGCTTGAAAACATAACAGCAGAGTTTGAAGAAAATATTGAAAACTTTAAAACAAGTAGTGATATTGACAAGTTTAAAAAGAATATTCAAAAAAAATATAAATATACTATTTCCAATGCAGAGTTTATAAAGATATATAAAAATCTAAATTTAGAAAATCAGCAATTACGCAATCTAATAACTAAAAAGAAGTGCAAATCAAACTCCGGTGTTCTTGTTATAACTGTTCTAACATCCGCGCATCCGCAGTATATTGACGAAGATGGCGAAGTTAAGACTGCACGCTTTTCTTGCAAGCACGATTGCGCATATTGCCCTAATGAACCTGCGCATGAAGGAAATAATTGGGTTGCACAGCCACGAAGTTATTTATACTCTGAACCTGCAGTATTGCGAGCAAATGCAAATGATTTTGACCCTATAAAACAAATGAACTCGAGAATATCAACTCTTATTAAAATGGGGCATATACCAGATAAATTAGAAGTTATTGTATTAGGAGGAACTTGGAGCGAATATCCTCGCGATTACCAAGACCGTTTCATTACAGAATTATATTATTCTGCAAATATATATTTTGACAATGAACCTAAACGCCCAAAAAAAACGTTGGAAGAAGAAATAGAAATCAATGAAACATCAAAGGTTCATATTATTGGGCTTACATTAGAAACGCGTCCAGATACTATTACTATAGACGAGATTGTAAACTTACGTCGGTATAATTGTACGCGAATACAATTAGGTGTTCAGCATACTAATAACGCTGTATTAAGAAAAATTCAAAGAGGTCATACAATTGAGCGCGCATATGAAGCGATAAAACTTCTTAAAAATAACTGTTATAAGGTTGATATACATATAATGCCTAATCTTCCTGGCGCGTCATATGATATTGATAAAGAAATGCTTGACGAAATATTATATGACCAGCGAATACAAGTTGACCAGTACAAAATATATCCAACTGCAATAGTTCCTTTTACAAGAATAAAGAAATGGTTTGATGAAGGCTCTTATATCCCTTATGATGATATGAAATTATATGAGCTTATAAAGGATTTTAAAAAGAAGGTACAAAAATATAAACGTCTAAACCGTATTATCCGTGATATACCTGGGCATTATATTGAAGGTGGTTATTCTACAAAATATGTAAATATGCGACAGCTTCTTCAAGATGATATGCGATTAAATAAGTGGGATTGCAAATGTATTCGATGTCGTGAAATTAAGGGGAATTGCGCATCTCACAATAATATTGAATTAAATATCGAAAAATATATGGGGTCAGACAGCTATGAATATCATATAAGTTTTGATACTAAATGCGATAAAAATTATTTAATTGGGTTCTTGCGACTTCGCTTAAACAAAGAAGACGATACGCAAGTATTGCCATGCATTAAAGGTTGTGCATTAATAAGAGAGTTGCATGTATATTCGAATTTAAATAGCGTAGGAGATAATATTGAGGGATCTTTGCAACATAAGGGATTTGGAAAGCAACTTGTTGCAAAGGCGGAGGAAATTGCAGTCGATAATGGATATGGCAAGATAGCGATAATTAGCGGAACAGGCGTTAGAGAATATTATAGGAAATTGGGATATAGCCTTGTTGACACATATATGATTAAAAATATTTAATTGTATATTATTTATATTTATTTGTATGACATGCAATGCAATTATCGTCTATATAATTATCACTATACATATTTCCATAGTGTATAAAATTAATTTTATTTAAATGCAAAATATAAGATATTGAACAATCTTCGATTGTATAAGGATATGAATCGGTATATTCATCATAATGAAATATATCATAATTAATATTATGTAAATGGTTGATTAATATATTACACGATTTGTTAGAAATATAATATAAAACCCCACTGGGGCAAATTGGTGTATGAGGGCGTTTGATATATTTTGAAAAATCAATACCCTGTAAGTTATGTAGAGGATTATCTATGTCTTCTGGGTGTTCATTGTAGTAATTAACCATATAATAATCATTTATGGTAGTTTTTAAATCTGCTTCAGATATATGCTGTGAAAGTAAACTTCTACCAGTAAACGATTTGCCCATATAATCAATCTTGTCAATTTCACCATTATTTATATATTCTTTTGGCTCATTTAAAAAGGTGCATAAACTTTTCTCATTAAAAATCAAGTCATCGCCTGCACGCAGTATCCCTTCCTTAATATCAAAAACTTCATGCAGATATTTTAAAGACAGTACAACTTTTTTTAATAAATGAATATACGAATCTTCACATTTTATTACCATTAAGTTTCCATCAACTTTGTAATCACAATCTAAACGCAAATCGCCAATTACATATATAACTTTCCAATTTCCATACTCAGCATGTGGAAGCTGAAACTCTTTTAATCTTGTATTTAAATGCTTATGACAGCTTATTACAAGAATAATTCCATCAACTTTAATCATTTAATGCGCAATTATGCAATAATTAATACTAACAGTCAAACCCTTATATTATTTGAAATATTTATTTTTGCAATAACTCTTTTAATCCACCAATGAACTTTCCATTTTTAAATATCTTTGGAAAATAATAATATGGTATTACTGTAAATTGTTTCATATGATTATTAAAATTATCACGCTCTCTACAAGTATTCATATATTTATCACAATTTATATTAATACATTTTGATGCGGTTTTTTTAACATGCTCTTTTGCCATATCACAATATTTACAGTTTGAAATAGTGTATATTGTATAATTTTTATTTGATGGTTTTGCATATTTTTCTACCATTTTTTAAATAATATCTACTATATTAATAGATATTAACAAATGCCATCAACAAGAGCACAAACTGCACTTGCACCAAAAGCTACACTTGCAGCTGTTCTTGATGTTGCACTTGCACCAAAAGCAAAAATTGCAAAAGATAATGGAAATAATGATGGATTCACTTTATCTACAGAATTATCTAAGAGTGTAATAAACCTAAAACAAAAATTGTTAAATGAAGAAAACAAGCATCCTGTAAATGACGAAAACTGGCATCAATTTTTTTGTGATTATCTTGACGATATTTATAAAAATATAGATACATATTTATCAATAATACCAAAATCACAAGGGGGGACGCATTTAACGCACGCACAACTAGATATAATAAAACTAGAAAAAGGCGGATTTGACGAGGAGTTTAGTGATACTAGTAATCAAGACAAACTAAAGTTTAATTTAGGACTATATAAATCTTTATTTGAACAATTCAAAGACAAAATAAATCCTGTATTTGGTTGTCATAGACTTAATGAATTATTATCATGGATAGGAGTTGCTGTATTAAAATTATTTGAAGATTATAATAAAATATCACCGTTAGATATAGTTGGATTTTGTAGAAAAATTGTAGTTATATTAGAGCTCTCTGTATATCCCGAAGTGTTTTTTCATTACATGACTGGTGATAGTTCAGGTGTTAAAAACAAACTTCGTCCTATATTAGAAAAGAAACCAGGATATTATGGTATATGGTTAAGAAAACAAGAGTTTTTAGGTGTGATTTCAAGAAAAGGAAAAGATTATTCGAAAAAATATGATTCAGGGTTGAGAATATTTGTAAGAAATTATATACGAAGATTAATTGGATATATGAGGACATTCGACGAAGATTATCCATTAGGATACGCGCCTATTTATATTTTGAATAACGAGGTACATACTTATCCTCTCGGAAAAGATGGTAAACCTCAAGTTAATCCCAATCCTCCAACTGATTATATTATCAGTCGAGAGGATTGGGATTGTATACCAAACTTTTTATTACCCGAAGGTGAGGCGCAGTTATCTTACCAAAAAAATCATAAGAAACCAGAACAATGGCACCCCCCACCTCCTAAATGGTGGATAGATAGAACAATGTTATTACTTGATTATGCTTGGTGGAAAAATAGTGATGATGCAGATCTAAAAATAAATATAGAACGATTAAGCGGAACTAAAAATCTTGCAAAATGGAAGGCATTAAATCATATGGAACCTAAATCTTATAACTATTTTGAAAAACTATGGGAACAAGTATGGGAAGACGACATGGAAGAAGACAATGTAGCTGCAGGCGCCACTCCAGGTATTGTTACAAAAATGCAGGTAGGAGGGAAAGGAAAATTCCAAATATTTAAAGATAAAGATATTACATTGTCCAAAGAATTATGCGAAAGATTAAAAAGCAAATTATTGGATTATTTTCGATTAAATATAGTTGTAGCAACAACCAGCAAAGACGAAAGTTATTTCAAAGATGACAATTACATAAATAATTTAAATAACTCAAATAATTCAATAATATATTATTCTCAAAAAAACAATGCAGATTTATTAAAACATGTGTTAAAAATACTGTCAATACAAGCATCAGCAAGACATGTAATACCATCAAAAATAACAACAAGACGCTCATCTCGTAAACCATTACAAATTACTGCACCAGGACTAGTAGAACCTGTTATAGAAACCTCATCAAAAAAAAATAAATCAAGAAATACTGGAACATCTGCTGCATCAAGTGCAGATACTGTTAAAGCATCATCAAGAAGAAATACAGTATAGTATTTATAAAATTATAATATTCCAGTATTCTAAAATATTATTTATTTATTTTTTCTTTAATTGCCATGCTTCACCTATTTTTTTCATAATAGCAGGTGCTTTGTCATTTGGATGTTTCTTACAAAGCTCTTTATACATCTTCTTTACAAAAATATTATACGGTGTTAATTTACGCTTTTTAGCTCCACCTTCTTGACTCATTCCGCAACTACCAGCCATAAGTATCCTTAATCTTCTATATATACATAATATAAAAATATTATTTGAGATTAAGATATTTTTATTTAGAAAAACTGATAATCTTTATTTATATAAGTTGCAAGGATTGTTGTAATGACAACATGTCATAGTCATTATATTCCTGACATGGAGTTCTCTGGATTGTTCGATATCACACATGGACGGATTATAAATCTCAAATACTTCCTCTTTATCAAATACAAGAACAATATATATATTGATATTAAAGGCTTTGGAGATGTCATTATGCCTTTTGAAGAGTTTAGTAAAAATAAGCTTTTGAAAATGTACTATGAATTATCTCTTTTACTTATTGAAAATAAAAATATGGTAAATGAAAAAATAAATAATAGAGAACATTACCATCATTTTGATTTTGTATATACAGAAAATAGAGTGTGGTTTATAGATTGTGCTTATTTTATTGAAAACCTTGAAACAAATAATAAAGAGGTTCGAAAGGATAGATATTGTTGTCAGTATAATATTAACCCAAATAATTTGAGAAATATGGAGATTTCAACTAAATCACATATTGATAGATTTACCAAAACATTTTTAGGATATGAACAAATAGATTATTTTCAAAAAAAAATAATTAATTATACCAAACTTGCTATTGACTATAATTCAAGTTTGATGGAGAAGGAGTTGGGTGAACTCTCGACGTTCTTTGAAGACAAAAAAAATATCATTAATCTTGTAATCTTAAAAGATAAGGAAGGTGTAAATAGAGATATTATAAGAGTCATCTATAATTTTCTCGTAAGCCCCAAAGGAAAAAAGAATTATTCAGAGATTATTGATAAAATAGAAGATTATAAAAACAGATTAGAAATAAACACTCAAATATTAGAAGCATAATATATCTCCACATGAAGGTATTTCCGGAACAAATAATAAAAATTGATAATGTATAATACTTTTACTTAATTAAAACATTACAAGATATGGATAATACAACACAAGTAGCAATTGATACATTCAAATACACATTTGAAGAAAAAATAAAATATTTTACACCTGTTTATGAGCAATCAAGCTATATATATCAAA